GCGGAGTGCCGATACCTTCTGGCCAATGACATTGATATATCCATCAATGAACTGAAGAGGAACTTCAACTGGTTCGCCAAGCTGGATGATACGAGACAGGCCGCATTGGTAGACCTGCATTTTAATCTGGGGATTAACCGCCTGAAAACATTCAAGAAAACTCTACGGCTAATAGAGGAATGCATGTTGGGTGATGATCTTTGGGACAAGGTGGCTGAAGAACTGCTCGATTCAAAGTGGGCAACGCAGGTGGGACAGAGGGCGCAGACCCTTGCGCGTATGCTCCAACTGGGGGACAATCACGACAATTCCAATAGCAACAGGAGTCTTTAATGGAAGGTTTACTAGGGTGGATCAGCGGTTGGCCCGCATACATCCACGCAATTTTTGGGATCGTTAGTGCAGCGACTGCGCTGACGGCAATCACCCCAAGCAAGGCGGATGACAAGATCGTCAACACAATGTTGACCGTCCTGAATATGCTGGCTGGCAACGTGATGAAAAACAGGAACAAGGATGCATGAACATCCTCGCTGTATTAAGAGGACTGCTCAGGTTGACGGGTCTGCTCGCAGAGTGGGCTCGCAACCGCAGCCTGATGAAAGCTGGAGAGTCCAAGGCCGTGAACAAGGGGCTGATTGATGCTTACAACGCCATTGAAACTGCTCGCCGCGCTCGTGATAACATCGACACTAAGCGGCTGCGGGACAAGTTTAAGCGCACCCCCTCCGACAGTTAAATATATTCCATGCATTAGTTTGCCCGGTCCCTTCCCTTACATTGAGGAAGGAGTAACGTGGGCAGAGGTTACTCTGTTATGGGGTGATGAATACAACGCTGTGTGGGAGGCTCTCTGCGAGTAGCTTTGTTAATCTTAGAAAAATTAATACAGCCGTGGTTCCGAGGGAAGAATACTCTGGGAGTGAAGAGGTTCTACGACAGCGATGCGGTGCCGATCACCCGTGATCTGGAGGAGAGCTTCAAAGATATACGGAAAGAGTATGACCGTATCATTCAGAGGTACGATGACTTCGCTCCCTTTCAAACCATCAGCCCTCATCAGACCTACATCAGTGACGATGATAAGTGGAGATTGTTCTTTCTCAGGGGCGCTCGCATCTGGTTTAGGAAGAACTGCAAGCTCATGCCTGTCACTACCGCTATCCTGAAGCGGCACCCCTATGTGATCTCTGCTTATATTTCTGTACTGGGTCCAAGGAAAAAGCTTAACCCCCACTCAGGGCCTTTCTCTGGGGTTCTGAGACTACATCTGGCACTGGACATTCCGCACCCACACCGCTGCTATCTACAGGTTAGAGGAGAGAGGGCCTACTGGAGGGAGGGCCACTGCCTCTTATTTGACGATACCTATGAACATTGTGCGGTCAATAATACTGATGAGCTAAGAGCCGTCCTGTTCATGGATGTTCTCAAGCCATTGCCCCGGCCATTGAACTGGCTGAACTATTTTATTGTATGGATCTCAAGAGTGTTTCCGTATGTCTTTATCCCCTACCTCAGACACAAAAGATGGGAGAAGAGATTCTTCATTTGACCCAACCGGGTGGCACGACTGCCCGTGGTGTGGCACTGTTACCAGAGTGGTGTTTGTCCACGGCCACTATGAATGCCCATCCTGCCACCGATCAGTTCACGACTGCTGCGAGGGGATTATGCAGCAATCGACAGAGCCTCAGTAGCGTTCTTCAGGTAGTCGGGCGCGAACTTTGAATACACCCGCTCCGTTATCCTGCTGTCCTTGTGGCCCAACAGCTTCGACACTTCGATCAGAGGGACGCCAGCCCGCACCAACAGCGTGGCCACCGTGTGTCGCAACGTATGAGGTGTAACGTCCTCTAGTCCTGCTACCTTGGTTACCTTCTTCCATATCTTCCTCATATCCCTGACCCTACGGCCATTGTTATTGACAACGTAGATGCTGTCGGACTGGAGAACGGTGAGCAACTCACGCATCTCAGAGGACATAGGTACTACCGCACGGCCCTTGCGTCTCTCGCAGAGTGGGCCATCCTCATTGAAGTCAATGAACCCCTCCTCCCAGAACACCCGGTCCTTGGTGAGGCCAAGAATAGCTTCCTTGCGCTGACCTGTTAACAGGGCCATAGCAATGAATGCCCAGACATGGGGATAGGGGCGTGCAGCAGCCAGCAGCCTGTCGCATTCTTGCTTGGACAGCCACCGCTGACGGGGTGGAGGAGAGGGAAGACGGGGCACCAGCACCAGCTTATCGGTATACCCTTGGGCATAGCACCACCGGATGGCGGCGCTGAGAACACCAAGCTCTCGGTTGATCGTGCCTGCTGAAGCCCTCCTGTTTGTCATATAACTGCTGATAGTATGGCCATTTAGCTCTGATACCAGCACGCTGCGTAGGTATATCGCCATATTTTTCCATGCAATTTCAGCACGTTGTGTATCGATTGCTGTATGGCCAATATGCTGGCTGAGATATTGGTGGACAGCGTCTTCTACTGTTGCTACTTTTTTGTTGATGGTGCTTCGTGCAGTCATCAAGGTTACCTCACCTTCGGGGAGCGGTTTGGTCACCGCTCCCCTTTTTCTATGTGTGTTGTGGGCCATCCGATTCGATTTTATCGATGACCTTCTGGGCTAATACATCTCCAAGGGTATGACCCGCAGGGTAGCGGGGCTGTGTTACGATGGAACGAAGGACCGCCGCTGCCTCTTGGACACCCCTCAGAAACTCATTTCCACCTGCATCGGCAGTGACAATCCCCCCAGAGATAGCTGCGTGGCTAGTAAGGTAGTGTTCAACAGCCTCTCGTACCAGTGCTGCTGGCGTAACACCTTTCTCTTCTGCCTTGACGTGGACCGCTTCAATGAGAGTAACAGGGAATACAATGTTCCATGTGCGGCTCTCTTCATTCAACCTTCGAGGTCGATGTTTCTTGCCCGCCATCTTGCACTCCTTTGATCTGTTCATAAATATCTTCCATCACCGCTGCGTAGCCAGCTATATCAACGTGGCTATCGTGGCTTGGTTTCTGCTGACACCGGGCTACCTTAACTAGCATGACCATCATCGCCGCATCATAGGGAGTGATGATCCCAGAGGCTCCCCAGCTTCTGTTCCGCAACCAGCAATTCCAGAGATCAGCAATCCTCATGTGATTGACCGCCGCGTCCCCGTAAGACTCAGCACGGGGGCCAGTGACGAGAGCCTCAGCCTCCGCCAGTAGTTCACTCTTGATCTCATCCGTCAATGTCAGCCTCCATAAGTATTGCCCGCTCAATAAAGTGTTGTCTGATGATTGACCACCTGCGCTGGGCATCCACATTATCCTTTAGTTCAGCCCGGCTCTCTACTTTCAGTAGCCGTTTCGCTGTAGCTGCTGCTGCTGTCTCGGTCTGATCATCGGTGAAGCCGTTGTCCACGAGCCACTTCTGGAAGTCGCTGTCCCTGCACAGGGCACCAGCAGAGGTGACCATACGCTTGCCCTCCCTCACACTCTCAGGCTCTATGATCTCCTCATCATCCCCCACACGAGCCATCCCTACCATATACCGAGACCCGATGGGATCGGAGAGGAGGGGGATAGGTATATCGCTGGGGTGAATAACCAAGCTCAGAACAATGCCGTCCTTGGATTGTCTCAGTACAGACTTGACTGCTTCAAAACCATAGCTGGCATCCTTGATGTTAGTCATTTTCCTCTGCCTCTATTTCAGCAAGAGCTACTTCAACGCAACATCTAATAAAGCTGCTCACAGTAATTTCTTTTTGTTTACAGTAAGTTAACATCCTATCTTTCTGATGCTGAGAAAACCTGATGAGTAGTTGTTCTGTAAATTGATAATGTCTTTTATATTCACAGATAGCTTTGGCGTATTTATCTTGAGTAACTTGTGAATACTCTGGCCTGATGTTAGTCATTTGCATTCTCGATTTCTGCAATATAGTGCCAGACATCAGCCATGCCGTAGCTCACACGTCGGCAGGCGACGTATCGTTTGGCGTCCATGCCAATTTCCTCTGGGGAATAACAGCCCATCCCCGATGTCCAGCCCTCCCCCCAAACATGAAGCAGTGCGTCTGCATCATTGGTGGTTAAGTCCAGAATAATCCTTTTATTTTTTCTCGTGACTTTCATTGTTTGGTTACCTCCGTAATAAACTCTATTGGGTCAACACCTTTGAGCGCCCACCACTGCTCCTCGTTGCCGTGTCGATGGAGTTCCATATGGTGGGCATGGCACAATGGAACTGTATTGTAGTCGCTGACCTTGAGCGATAACGCTGGCTGGTCAGTAAACATGACGTGGTGAGCGGAGGTACGAGGGTCAGCACATATAAGACATGGCTGTCCTCGCACCCGGCTCAGGTGGGACTGTGACCTAGAACGGGATATCTGGATCACCGTCGCCATCATCCTCGTTGGAGGTGGCCTGTTCTTTTGGTTTGTAAGCATCACTAAACCAGACACTGAAGTACTCAAGCCCACCCTTGGAGGTGCGCTTCAAGCCCGCAATGTCCATCACAACAACCTGTTGTCCTTCAGCATCGCCGCGCTTGGAATCTTGGGTTTCGCCTGACTTGAACATCTCGACTATCTTCTTAGCGAAGGTCTTCGTGATCTCCACGCTCCCCGATAGTTCGGGGTTGGCTCCACGGGCATCTTGCTTGCGCTTGATCCCATCCCAAGGAAAATAGTTGCACGCAGACTTATTAACGAACATCGCACCGCCGCCGTACTTAGGTTTGTCAGCCATTCTTAGTCTCCTTTATGGCTATGGATTTAATCTCAAAAGGTTTGCCGTCCTTAGCTGCCGCCTTCGCAGACTTAAAGGAATTTAGAAGACCCTCATGTAAATCGGGATGCTCCTTCTTGAGCATAGCGATGACCTTCTTGTTGATCTTCCAGAAGTTCTCAACATCCTTCACGCAGTCAGCCCCGCTCTCATACTTGGGCTT